ATTTTAGATGCTCTTTTACTGAATTCAGCACAAAGAACATTAATAACATTAGGGATAATTGGATAGAATTTTAATTCAAATGCTGATGCATCCTCTTTTGTAAGGATGTCAATAATTTCTGCATGCTCATTGTTTTCTTCAACAACATAGTCAGTTTTGTCTATAATACCTTTAGCAAGTTTGTAGTTTTTAAGTAGACGGATGGCATTTCTACGTAGTTGTTTCATACCCTGCCACTCAAGCCAGTCAAGGTTCCATGCTCTCCATTCCTCATCTTTTTCCTTTTCAGATAAAAACTGAATAGGCTGGGTGAGGGTACCCATCTTATTATATTCTACTTTCTTACCTGCTTTGAGATCAAGGGCATTATATATTTGCATACTCTTAAATGTTTTTTATTTAATATTCTTAAAAGGATTTCTATTAGGCTTAAAATTTAAACTTTTGGAGTTTACACCCATATTTCTAAAAGCACTCCTCATACTTAATTTACTTAATTTTTGGGAGTTTACCAATTTATCTGATGTAATCTCCACTCTTTTAGCCAATCCACGGTTATTTTGCTGGATTTGGGCAAATGCTACAAGAGCACAAAATGATACAAGTCTATCCACATTGACACCTGGTTGATATTGTTTCATCTCTTCTAGTAACATAGGATCTGGAATTCTTTCCACTCCATAATAGATTTTCTTAGTTTCTCCATTCTCATCCATGTCCTTATCTATTTCCTCTGTAAGGAATTGAATACCATAGGATAACAAATGCTGCTTAAACAAAACACCCGTATTCTTCCAGCCATATGTAGCATATACATTAGCATTAGATGAAAGCTCTTTAAGGAAAGGAATCTGATCTTTAGGAACTAAATACTTTTGTTTTCTTCTTGATATCATATATTGTATGAACAAACTTACGTTATTTTCACATAATGTCCAAGCATTATACCATTCTACAATAAGTTCTAATCTTTCATGGGTTTTTTGTAAGTCATCAAACCTACCACACCAGCTTGCTACAATGGCATCTCTTTCAAAATGTGTGGATATCTTACCCTGACCATCATCTTTTATAACTTCTGTAGCTGTTTTGTACACAAATATAGAGCACAATGAATCAGATGTTGTTGTCTTACCTTCACCTACAGGGTCAATTGAAGCATAATATGTTCCCCATGGAACATTTTTAATAGGTCTTTCATACACACATATCACTCCAGATTTATCCTCCATAGTTTTATCTACAGGGAATCTATTGATTGGTCTTTTATTAGAAGTTTTAGCTTCCACTTTACCATCTGCATCATATCTTAAATCCAAATATTCTACAGGATAAACACCTTCCTCAATTCTTTTACTTTGATGTGATAGAAGATGTGGAGGAAATACAGATTCTTTTCTAGTTGCAAAAGCCTCTTCTATATTAGTGGGCTTTTGGGATATCCTAAGTTGATATTGCTCAGGACTTAAATCTTTTTTCCACTGTTTTCTTTCTTCATATATAGCTTCTAAAGCTTCCACTACAAGTGAGTTACCAAACTTATCTATATATGGAGGCATAGACCATTGTTCTGGAATAAATAAACCAGTTTCTCCAATAGTTTTATTATTATCTATAAGATTAGTTGTAATAGCCTGCATGCCATATTTATGTGGATAGAGCACCATTTCCTTTAAAGGAAGACATTGGTCCAAATCACCCACAGATCCTGCAGCAATAAAGGTTCCTGTTGTCACCATACCTGATTGCATGGCTGGTCTCATAAACTCATAAGTGTCCATCATTTTAGGGGCAATACCAGCCTCTTCATGAAAGAAATATGTTACAGGTCCACCGACACCATTTGTAGGATCTTTCTCAAAAGAGGTACCTGTTATAATACTTTTATTACCTTTGTATGTATCACGGCCCTGAATCCTCACTTTAATCCTTTGTTGCCATGAAAAAATCTTATCTGGCTCTGAAGGTCTATACCATGCCGTGTGTTCATTCAAGAAGTTACGGTATTCATTTAACATCCTCCAAGATCCTTTCTCAGAAATGTAGTCTTTTAAACTAGCTCCTATTTTATTTACAGATCCCTCTTCAAACCAATATTGGTTTATAAGTTTACCCATATGGAAATAAGAAGATGCAATCTGACGTTTTTTAAGAATAGGAACATGCTTGTAATTTAATTCAGCAAGCCATTCATAAAGAGCCATATGGTACTGAGCATCCCTCACTTTAGCAAAGTCAAATCTTTTTTCTTCTTTATCATAAATTGGTAAAAAGTTCAACCACATGTAATAGTCTCTAGTTAGATACCATGTGTTACCATTGTTCTTATATATCACTCCATTTTTACACTTTGCTTTTTGGTCATCCCAATAATGTACAAAGTCTTTACTTTTTATAGGAGCATTACAATAATATCCTTGTTGCTGAAACTTTTTAGCTTCAGCATTGAATAAAAATGATGTTTCATCAAAATTATATCCTTCATCTGGACCCGCATCTTTAAACACACTTCTTATAAAGTCACGGAAATCATTTCTTTCCATAAACTCTGTAGTAGTCCATGTGCCATTATCATAAGTGGGGATGGTTATGTAGGCTTTATTTAGCATTTAACTTTGCTTTGATTTTTTTGATGTCCCCTTTGTATTTGACCACGAGCTTTTTGATGGACTCCACATTGGTATGGAAGATAATATCTGAGTGGTTGATATTAGTCCAATAGTGCTGGTAAAGGTCTCGGTGAATTCCGGCCCATAATTTGATGTAAGGGTTGTAGTGAAATACCCAGTCTTGTAAGATTTCATTTTCCATGGTTTTATTTTTATTGGTCATAAGCAAGATTTTGTCCACCTCTTACAGAACTTTGTTGTTCTTCTTGTAAGTCACGGTAGACACCTTTAAAAGATTGTCTAACAGAATCAAATTTCTCAGCTATTCTTAACAAAGCTGTAGCTGATCCGTCTCTACCAAAGGTAAAAACTTCTGTAGCCATAACCTTTGCCATATTATCTAAAGCAATTTTAATACCATTATATGCTCTTGATGTTGGTGTTTCATATAATTTACTAGTTATATCTATTGCATATTGTATTTTATCATCTTCAGCATCAAAATCTCCACCCACTTCTCTTCTGATCATTTCTTCTTTGTCCGTTTCTGGTACATCAAAGAAAGGATTTAAGTCTGGGTTTGGACATGTAAGATAGTGAATATATGCATATATCTTTAAATATTCATCTGGATATTCATCCATTATATCTTTGTAGCACATCATTGTATAACAATGTTCTGATGCCACAATCTTTCCATTTTGTATATCAAATATTCTTACCATTAGTTTATACTTATTAATATGTCTCTATCATAAGACAGTTCAAAATCATAAAAGTGTGATGTACTGGAGTTTCTAGAAACAGAATATAATATATCCCCAGGATTAACTTGTATGCATGTTATTATTCCTGGTGATTGATCAATATCAGTTTTTACATAAACTGTGTCTCCAATATTAAATTTATTGTTTATTACCATCCCAGTGTTTGTTCGGTTTTTCATAATAGAAAGTTAAGTCTTGTTCATCATCATCATAGTAGTTAGCTACAACATCTGATTTAAATTTACTGTTTACATTTTCAAACATAGCTACGGTTACAATATCTCCTACCACCATCTCTTTTAAAAGATTGGTAAGCCATGTATAATTACCGCCTCTAATCACTCCAGCTTCCACTAAAAGATAGTTAGAATATTTTACATCTGAAAATCTAAAATGATTTAGAATGGCTAATTTAGCTTTTTCTATATAAGGAGCAGCATCTTCATCTGGATAGGGTACATCAATAGGTAGGATGTCTGCCATTTCTCCTGCATAACTTAACTCATGTGCAATGTGCATAGCAACGGTGGCTGAATAGTCAGGAGACACCATTAAAACTAATGTATTGCTAGCATTTAAATGAGGAAAGCGGGCAGACAATCCCAATGTTACATGAATAATTGCTGACATTTCAGCTGTCCTATTCACCATTAAATCCATTCTCATATATTAAAAAAATTATCTAGTGCTTTAGATTCATGTTCTAAACCAACAGTAGATTCACCTTGTTTAAAAGAAACTCCCGAAATAAACACGGTGGTTGTACCGTCACTTACAGATTTGTTTAAATACTTGTTCTTCATATCCTGAGGAACACCTTCAGAAGGTATATACCATGTATTTCCTTCTTTTTTAATTGGACTCACTTTTAATACTTCCATATTATAGGTTTTAATTGTTTACATTGGTTTTTGGATTTCTTAGTAAATCCCTCTCAGCACTCTTAGCTATTTTTCTAAGTGTTGACTGCACAGCTAATTCATGGGTGTGTATCCAACTTACATTATCAAATGCTTTGTGTTGTTCAGTTAAATAATACTTATGTGCACTCTCTTCTAAATTAAGGGTGCCATTTTCATATTCATCAAGAAGCTCTGCTAATGTAGGTATCATCCTTTTGCTTTTATTTTGTCTCTGTTTTCTTTCAACCACTTTATCAATGCAATCACCTCTTGTTTTAAATAAGGCACTTCATATTGCACCACCTCTTCTACAATAGGATCCCCATGTGAATTTAGTTCTGCAATTGGATTACCAAATTTGTCTTTTCCTGATTCTTTAAATATAATGTGATGTAACACCATTTTACCAGGAGAATACAAATGATTGTGTTTAAGAATAATGTACATATACATACTTAATTGCAATGCATAGTGTATAAAATTACAATCATCTAAATGACTTACAGGACTGCTCATCTTTTGCACCTTACCATCCCAGCTAGTGAATCCTTCTGTTTTAATTTCTTTATTAGTTTTGTAGTCGGTGATATTCACTTTACCTCTAACCACTTCCACTAAATCTGACTGACCGCAAAGTCCAGCTGATTTCAAATAAACCATATGTTCTGGATAGATGCCCTCAGTGAGTTTTTGATCTGGTGCTTGTTTAGATCCATCTGTATTTATCAATGGAGTGAATACTGGTATAGCAACACCTTCTCTATCTAATGTTTCTAGTTGGCATATATCTTCTTCACGTTGATTGTGATACCAAGTTCCTAATGTTGTTGCTCTATTAGCTTCATTTTTCCATGCATCTTTGATTTCATCAGGAGTCATTCCAAACCATTTAGATTTTTTAGACTTTGACACTTTAGAAGCTACAGAGTCTGCATCAAACGGTTGTTTAAAATTGCCTATAAAGCTTGTGACACTCAACCATTTTATATCTGATTCAGGATCAAGGGAAACATATTCATGTTTCTCTGGTTTAAATACTATTGCCATAACTATTGGTTTTTGCTATTAAAATCATCTTCTTCCTTTTCTGTAAGCATCTTGTTCCATTTAGGAACAGGTAGAGGACATTCTGAACTTAAGCTTCTTGTTTTTAATTTTAAGCTACATCCACATCCCCCTAATTTCTTGTTACAGCAAGGCTGGGTGCCAGGCATTTCACAACCTGCTCCAGTTACATCATAAAATGTACATCTTTTACAGATTTCCATTCTATCATTTGCTATTATTTCTACATGCTCTGTTTTGAACATGTTATTTTTTATTCCTTCCAAGATCTGGGATCGGGAGTTCCATATCTTTTTTATTGAGCTTGGTTTCATGTATAAATCTTTTATGTGTTTTTATAAATTCTTTTCTTTGTTGTTCCTCAGCCATCATCCCTTTCAACATCTCCATCTTCTTAATATACTCATCTAGATGCTCTTGCTCAGGATATTTTATCTTAGTTTTTTGCAACATATCTATTGTATTGTCCAGCTTCCAATGCTTGATGGTAAAATCCCCAAGATTGGTTACATGCACACGGTCTTGCTTTAAATCAGAAAGAGATTCTCTCACCTCTCTCCAATATTCCTGTGCAATAGTGGTTACAACAGACACAGGGAGGTTAAGCTCCATAGCCGTGCTAACTAATAGCTCCTTAGATTTAATTGGCCTCAACACTTAATATCTTGTAATTTAAAAGTATATTACCTGTAGACAATACAGGAATATTGTTAAGAGATATTTTCTTTCTATTGATGCCGTCTTTTGTCACTAGGTTCATTTTCTCTAGTTTAGACAAAGCATTTCTTACAGACTGAGGGCTTTTAAATATATCCTTTTCAAAAGCTTTTATACAGAATGGTGAAATCTCTGCTTCCTGCTCTATTCCTAATAATGTAAGACATTCAATTTCTGCCGGAGATAATTGTACATCATTTAAAAAACAATGTGTTAGGATTTGAAACTTAACACAGTTCCAATTACTCACTAATGCTTTTTTTTCTATTTGATTTACTTTTGCCATTTGGTTTTGGTTTTATTACACTCATTGATTCTAGGAGTGTTACTAGTTGATGGTTCTCAATCCACCAAACTTTATCCATTTTTTTAAAACTCTCTGATACATAATAAGGAGTGATGCCTTCTGTAGGAATTCTCATATGTCCTTTTACATACATCTCATGGAGTTCTGTTAATGTAAATATCTTTCTGTAAGTTAAAGAATGCATCCAACATCCCATTCTATATAATATAGAAGCTATGCGGCCTTGCTCATTAAAATACAAGGCCCATATGCATAGTCTATCTCCAATTATTCTTAATAGAGAATACATCTTATTTTTTTAGTTTTCTTTTTGGAGATGGTACGGATACAGTGTCACCGGCTTTGTAGCCTTGTTCTTTAATTGAAGGATTTTCCTCAATATCTTTTTCCGTTATAGTGTAAGGCACCATTTCTTGACCTTCCTCTTCAGGAGCTGAAGACAATTGAGACATTCTGTAAAGGGCCTGCATTTCTCTAGCTTTCAACTCTGTAAGAGCTGTGTTTAATTCTGCTAGTTGCACTTGTACAGTTTTGAATTCTATTTGCTCTTTCATCCAAGACAACATCTCTTCTCTAGATGGTTGAGCTTGCTCTTCTTGTGGAGCTTCTGGGATTTGGTTTTCTTCTGTCATGTTTGTGTGGTTTATATTAAAAATATACTTAAAAAGTTTAAACTTTACAAATTTAACTATATTAACTAACAGTGTCCAAATATTCTTATCCACTAGTTATTAACACAAACACAAAAAAGTCCTTATTAAAAGGACTGTAATATAAGAGAGGAATTGCTTAGTCTTCACATAAGCATGTGCTGCCCTCACACACTGGGCATGTTAGCTTTAAGCCGTTGATTTTCTTGTTCATAAAAAAAAGGGAATGTTGTACGTCCTGTACAATAATAATATACTAAATCTTTGGCTCATCACCAAGTGGAATGTATTGTGTTTCAAACTTATGTCTCATAACTGGGTAGGTGCCGTAAACAGAGTCCTTACATATATAATCATCAATAAATGCTAAGAGGGTGCCGTTTTGTGTCTTCACCATAATAATGTTTAATGAATCATGGGGAGAGACATGATCTCCTCCCCATTTTTCAATTTCCCTTAAATTACTCTTAGTGTATTGTATTGCTTCTACAACGTCTCCGTTTTCTAGATGCTTATACTTTCCTACCATACAATAGCAATATCATGTTCTCCCACCATCATTTTTGGGCTGCCGTCAATATCAATTCTCTCAGCATTCTCTAGAGAAGAGATAGTGAGATAGACAGAATCTCCCACTTGGACAGACTCAACACTTTCTCCTACAGCAAACACTGTAAGCTTTTGCCATTTCTTATACTCAGCCTTTAATAGATCCTCTTGATCTTTTTCAGAAAGCTGTATTACGGATTCCTTTTTCTCAGGAACATTCAATAGAATTCTTCTACCTTTTAATTTCATAAAATATGTTTCTGCAAATATACCATCCCCCGGGGGTATATACAAATCAACTTACCCCCACCTTATCCACATATTAAGACACACCCCCCCTCCCGGTGGGGAAAACTTGGATGATGGAGGGTGTTGCTACCTCCCCATTCAACCATCCCACAGTACTTCTTGACGGAGATAAACCCCCCGTCATAAAAACTATCTTATATGATAAAATTCATTATTGCACAAAGTGCCAGCAAAACTGTAACAGCATTAGAAGCACATCCTGACTTCTTACCGAAAGAAGAATTAGGTCAAAAGTTTCCAACTGTTGTTGTTGTAACATTCTCTGACGGTTCAAGAGCATTAGTATCTACAAAAATGGAAAAAGGTTGCTTCACTGCGGATGCTGATGGCAATCTCCTTCCAGCATTCATTAGTGCACAAGACACTCTTATGCCAGGGTTCCGTGAGTTCAGTGATAACGGTGTACCGTGGATTACTTCAGGTAGTGGAAACAAGGGTATTAAATTACCATAATGAAGGGGGACTATGTCCCCTTTTTTTTACCTCACCACTCAACCACTTGACACTCTGATGTGAATGTATTCTCCAAACAGAATATTTTGCACTTAACTGATTGATTGTGTGGGAGTTAGAGTGTGGGTGGTAACATCTCCCACAATTCTCCACATTTTCACACAAGCCATTAAAAACCCAGAGTGCCTGCGGACTAAATGGCTATAACAACATATTGTTAAATTCTCACAATGGTAAAACTTGTATTGACATATAGGTTATCCTTACACTGAGTGTAAAGGTTCTTGGTTCCATGCTAGTGGCTTGCATGTAAAATATTAAGACAGCTATATGATAATTAAAAGTCCACTAGGGGACTATAAACCGTGTTAAGCCTAGTGCGTTCTATATATACAGCAGGAAAACAATTCGGCTCATACCTACCTTAAGTGGACTATGCCTGTTGTATATATAGAGGTCACCATTAAATGGGCTCTTTCTTTTTATGTTTCTCTTATAGATAATTCTCATAACGGGGGCTTAGGCCACCACAATTTAATGCACCAATCTCACTTCCCAAGGGTGAGCAGTTGTAAGGTCCAATAATGTACAAATGAAATAGAAAAGGCTTGTATATTACAACTGAGTGCAGAGGGATATTAACATGTCACCCATTAAACTAAAAACATATATGAAAACCTTAACACTTACATTTACATTCTTGTTTGTACACATGCTTATGTTCACAATCCTATCCATTATTGTATCTATATTCACCAGCACTTTTATGAATATAATCACTAGTGGAGAATGGTTCTTCATTTATAGCATATTCTTCTGCTGCATACCAATAGCTGTTTGTGTGGAAGTAAATGATAAACTAGAAGAATCAGGTTATTAAACTTATTTCCCGTAAAAGACTCTGCTCTTTGAAATCTTATTGGGGTGGATGTTGATGTCCCAACCAAAATTATCTTCAAGGACGGTCTGTGGAAATATTGTTTCCCATAATGGTCCATGCTCTCCTTTTATTGCACGTGCAAAATGCTAATAAATAAGACATGGGCCTGGGAAAAAATCCGGATCAATACATAGTTGAGTTTAACCAAATTGCTCTTCAGGTAGACTAGTATTGATAAACAGCCCATCACGGTATGCTCTACGGGGCAGGAGTGAACTGAAGAGAACGTCAGGTGGTGGAATTGGTAGACACTGTGAGAGTATGTATATGGTGCTGTGCAGCCGATGTATTCTAAGGCACAATGAATTAGTAGATGAATTCAAAGTTGAAAGTACATACAAAATCTACGTGCAGGTTCAAATCCTGTCCTGACAACTATTATTCACAAACAATTAAACAAAAACACATTAAACATGAAAAAACTAATCTATTTCATTTGGCTTGCTCTTGTAGCATCTTTCTCATTCATTTGGTCATTCACTGTAGAACAAGGTAATCTTGGGGATGTATTAGTTCTTCTTATTTCTCTACTAACATTGGTTATAACGATAGCATATGGACAATTCACTAACCTTGAAAAAGAATAGGAAATGACTAAATATCTACTAATCCAATGGCCTGAATCTGAGAAAGTGTTAGAAATAGCACGGCAGCAAGGCTGGCAGGAAGAATGTTTCCTTGCCGTTGGCTTGACAGAAAACCAAGACAAGTTCTTAGGTGATCAAGCTTATTTTGTCCCTGTAGGACGATATTCAAATATTGTAAACCAATAAAAACCAATCTCTTATGAGAATTAGAAATCTGAAATTCAGAACCTATCAGCAATTTGTAAGCTGGTATAGCACCATTGTCAAAAGATTCAATGACATTAAAGTGGTGTTCTTAAAGAAATCATTTGACGCATTATATGTGTCATTAAGCTATTAACAGTATTGTTTAATGGTGAATAAGGACTTGGACCGGTTGGACTTCACACAACTAGCAGTTTATGGTAATCTCCAAACCATATTTTTTATTCACCCAAAAAATTAAATGACATGCAATCATGCTGGCAAGTATCAGGTAATCAATATAAACCTGATGAAAAAAGTTCACAAATTGATATACTACCTCCTGGTATATATACAATACAAAATCACCCTATGTTAGGACTCTATCTAACTAAAACAGGAGAAGACTTTGAATTCAACCATAAAATATATGGGGTTGAAAAAGATTTTATAAACCGGGTGACTAAGTCATATAGTGTTATGACTGATAACATGGGTGTCCTACTTAATGGTGTTAAAGGCACCGGCAAATCTGTTACAGCTAAACTAATCTGTAATGAGTTGAAGAATTTCCTTCCCATCATTATAGTGGATAAGGCATATGAAGGCCTGCCTCAGTTTATCTCTAAGATTCAGCAAGAAGTTATTATATTCATAGACGAATTTGAGAAAGTTTATCAAGAATACTCTTCTGAAGTGCTCACTATTATGGATGGTGTATACAAAACAGGATATAAAAGACTGTTCTTGTTAACCACTAATAATCTTTACATCAATCAAAACATGTTGCAAAGACCGGGCCGTATCAGATATGTCAAAACATATGGTGATCTTGAATTACCTGTAGTTAACGAGATCATTGATGACCTTTTATTATATCCTCAGTTTAGAGCAGACTGTCTTGAAGCTATTTCCACTCTTGAGATTATTACTATTGACTTAGTGAAAGCTATCATCAATGAAGTGAATATACATGTGGAAAGCCCAACCAAGTTTATGGATGTATTTAATGTTACAAGTGGCTTAAGTGATGACATAAGGAAAAGTGTGGAAGTTGTAGAAATTACAAACAATCCAAATACAACACCTTTGGAAATTAAGAACGCTTACTTATACGCTTCATTAGAAAGACTTTGTGAAGGTTATCAAATAAACACTGAAAGAGAACCTACTTTCATTAAAATCACAGAAAAGTATTCTAAGGATACATTTAAGATAAAGCTTTATTACAACTTAGTGACTAAAGCTGAGCTTGAAAGAACTTATGATAATGATGATGAAGATCAGTATTTCTATTCTTATGTTGATAAAACACCAAATGTTATTAAACTTGATAATGGTGATGTTTTAATACCAATTGGTACAGATGAAACAGACGCAACCATTGTGGAAAGAATAGTAAAAATTACAGAAAAGAAAACTAAACATTATTCATTTAACTCTATGGCATTTTAAACTAAATGTCATCAACAGAAAAAAAGAAAAAGTGGAGTAAAAAGAAAAAAAGATTCACTGAGTACTTCTGTGAAGCTTCTTTACAGATTCAAGTTACCCACTTTTTTTTACATTAACAAATAAAAATTTTCACTATTTATGAACACAAACTTCCAACACACTGAATCTCAAATGCATAGAGCATTTAATGTTTCTGATGAACAGAGAAATTTTATTATGCACAACATAATATTTGAAACTATTAACACCTATATACAGGTTTATAGATTATATGATGATTGGGATGATGCCCCACATGAAATGACAGCTAACACAGCTTTGATAGAAAATATTGCTAAAAGATTAGAAGATCCTGCAGAATTATTATACATGGTGTATACATTCAATGCAGCAAGAGAAGGATTGGATGATATGCTTAAGTCTCTACTTTCTAATAAGAAAACAGATGATGACATAGACACAATCAATTCTCATGAAGGTGATATGAAGCAGATTCTTAAAGCTGTTATTACAAAGGCAAAGCTTATTCCTGTAAGAAGCATGTTCTCTCAAGTGAAAAAAGCTAATGGTTTATTTGAAAGCTATTGGTCTATGATCACTAATGATGGTAAAGACACTACAATTGATGATCTTCTTAACAATGCATTAAAAGGATAATATGAACAAGATACCAGATTTTATTGCCCGTCCAAGTGATATCAAGAACTACTTTGGATCTAATGCTAATGTAGAAGCTTATATAAAAAAGATATCAAAAGGTATTGCACAAACTTCACAGAACTTTTATGAACATTTAAATGATGCACGTGAAGAAGCAAGTGTTCCACCTATGCTATTTGTATTCATGATTGATATAACAAAGAAATATAGTGAAGATTTAAAGCCACACATTTTTCCTGTTGATATACCAGAATTTCTTTTACAAAGGACCGACTCAGCAGAAAAAGGCTTAGCTCTTTACATAGCAGGCTCATTATCAGAACTTTATATTGCTTTCAATATGGGAGCAACTAAGAGAATAAATGGAGATAATAAAGATGAAGCAACTAGTTTAAAAGAAACTAATAAGCTTATGGGAGTTATATTCCATGCTGAAGCTTATATGGTGAGAGCTAAAAGAGATGCTGATCCTGATGAAGATGAATACATAGTACCATCGGAACATCCTGATAGACAAGAATGTTATATTCACAGTATTTCTACACTAATTGGTGAAGGGGTTATCACATATGATATAGACCGTGATAAAGATAATGCTAAAAGTATTAGCTTTGACAATCCAACTGTAGGACTATCATTTTCAGAAGATGAAACACATAGATTTGAAGAGGCAAGTGGAAGATTTAGCAACTTATTTCCTAAAGCTTTAGAATTTATTACAGAAGTTGATGAAGATTTTTCAGTAACTGATATAATAAATCAAGAAGGATTAAGTAACTTTGCATCAGTTCATTCTAGTGTTTACAAACCTTATTAAAAATTACTGGGGCTGGTCTGGTTTTTGACAGGGTTGTAAGGGTTATAGTACAGGTGGAGCCAGGATGCATGCTCCTTAATAAAGTATTCAACTATTAAATGGCAACACAGTTGACCTATCTGCATACACTGCAGAGGCTCTTTTAGCAGAGCTTGAGACTCCAGTAGCATTAGCTGCCTAGTCTCCAGGGGTTTGATATATACACCTTGCAACAGAAATATATCACAATAAGTCATTTTTATGAAAATAGTTATATGACTCTAATCTTACAAATTATACTACTTACTGATCAGTTTAGAAGAAAAAGTACAACTGGGAATATAGTCACCCGTCCCTGGTACCAGTTAGTAAACGTTAAGGTGCAGAACCCGATACTATAAAACTAACTTCCGGGTAACAGATCAAAAACTACGGTGCAGAGTGTGTATTAATATTGTTAACACTTTAAACAAGTTGAGATGGGTTTAAAAAACACTTGATGCACACTCAGTACTAAACCTGTGAGAAGCTGCTATAAACTGCTTCTGCTTTGGACCCGGGTTCGACTCCCGGCAGCTCCACTAATTTTATTTTTAACCATAAAAACCAATTGCCATGAGTGCAGTAAAATTTGAAAAAAAAGAAAGAATATCAGAATCTTTAGGTATTGATGATAAAAGATTTGAAGAATTAAGAGAAGGAATATCTTCTGTATTAGCAAAGTCATTAATGGCTCATACAACAGACATTATGCAAGGTAAAATCAGTGTAAATGCTGAACTTGATATTGAAATGATCCTTCAAGGAATATCTGATTTAGCTGAAAATGCTAATGAAGCACTATATGTAGGCTATATGGCCGGTCTTGGTGTTGAGCATATTAAAGCTCAAATGGGTAATATATTAGGAGAAGATTAAAAATATTGGAGCTAGCAATGCTGGCTAGCATTTAACAGGTAATAAAAGAAATTTTGGGGGAAATTTACACATTTATTAACTTAGCTAGCTCCAAAAAAATTACAAACTATGAACATACTACTTGAATACTTAAGAAGAAGCAAAGTGAATGAAGTGAATGCATTAAAAGAAGAAAATGAATCTTTGAAAGCTAAACTTCAGGAAAAACAAGAACAAATAAACAAGGTAAACAAATATTGGAAGGGTAAACTACATAGTTTAAAGTCTAAAAAATAGGTGTTATAGCTCTATAATCCAGTTATATTCAATACATTATGTTGTTTTTCAACAATTTCATCCTACTTTTATAGTATAAATATGAAATATGCTGTATCAACTACCTTCAGGGAGAGTAATTGAAATATCAACAGAGCAGTATTTTGACATGACAGATGAAGACATTGAGTATATGATAGCCTACAATATAGGGGATAATATAGAAAACCCATTTTTTGGATCATCAATGCAAAATCAAGATAGCAAAGATATTGTAATACCGGATGATATAGAACTAGACCTTGTAACAAAAACATCAGAACAAAAGCTTTCTGATTTAGATTTAGATAAAACTGTTCTAGAAGAATAATTAGAACTTCATAAAATTTGAATGCATAACGTGTCATAAAAGGGACGTTATGCATTTTTTTGTGCCTTATAAGACACATTATCCATTTTTAGTGTAACCAATTTAATAATTATATATGACACATCACTCACAGTTTGTCACAGTTAAAGCTGATGACTTAGGTAATGTTATCAATGTCTCTGAAAACAGCCCAGAATTTGGCTATGTAAGAGTACAACAGTTAGTTCCAGTGATTTCAAACACAGGCTGGGCTAAACCACAGAAAAGATCTGCCTTGATTAAAGGTAAAATTGAAGACTTGAAGATGTTTGGATTTAAAGACAATGAAAGTATCCCTGGCAAGATTGTTGTTAGAGAATCATTCATGCCTTTTAATCTAAAAGATTCTGAACGTGATCTTAAGATTGCTGGTGACACAGGTATTATATGCCGTGTTGATGACCAACCAATCTACCGTCAGACATTCTTCACTTATGATTTGAATGCTCAAGATGAACTTATTGCTCACACAAACACAGATGAAATCCGTGAAGTGGCTATGGCATCTAGAGAAATGAGTGCTATTTTATCTCACCATGAGAGAAAAGCAGCAGAAGCAACTTTATAGAACTAACACACAATTATGAGAGCTCTTGTATAATGCAGGAGCTCTTTTTATTTACAAACCCATAAAACAATCTAGAATGAAAAACAATCCTAACAAGGTAGTAATGGCTGGGCCAAACAATTTTTGTATATCATATGCTGATAGCAAAAAACACCACTGGATGAACTATGAATCATCTGTAATCACCAAAGACATTCAATCTAAAGTTCCTAATAGACTATATCAGGAAAAACTAAGACTGAGCCCAAAACAAGTAAAGATGTACCGTCTTGCTGTATATGGTGTAGAAGCACTCACTCCAGAAGAGTTTAAAGTGATGTCTGCATCTGAATCTGATTCTATCAGAAAAACACAAAGCCGTGCTCAAAGGCTAATTAATTTATGGAAACAAGAGATAGTTAACAACACTGTTAATGAATTTTTAGTAACTTTGTTTCCTCAATCTAAACTGATTAATAAGCTTGTAACAGAAGGTAATTATACCTCTCAGAAAGATATTAACCCGTTTAGCTTTAAAGAGCTTGGCATATCTCAAAAAATGCTAATAGACAAGCTGGTTGAATGGAATATTTTACCAGTAAACTTTTACCAATTAAATTAAAAACACCATGGATAAAAATTTTTACCTACCAATCATTTTAGTTATAACTTTTTTTGTTATAAAAGTTATAGAAGAAGTAATGTTTAGAAAAGATACTAAAGGATATCTACCTAACAGTTCTGCACATCTTACTCTTGTAAGACACTACCTTAAAAAATGTACAATGTTGTCAGCTAGTTCATTATTTGTAGATGAACCAAATAAAGAAATTAAGTACATTACATCTGTTCTTAAATCTACAACATTTAAATGGATTATTGTAGGAGAAAACCACAAATATTTAGTTCCAAGATGGTCAGAACTTCATAAAGAAATTGAAGCTAAACATTTAGAATTAAAGTATAGTAAAGAATCTAATCTATTTTAGTCATGGCAAAGAGTAAAGTTGTATACAAGATAATACAGGATGTAACAGATGCAGAAGACCCAAGTGGTGCATATGTTGTCATTGATGTAACTAACAACAAAATCTTAGCAGAGTTTGACTTTAAACTAGAAGCACAAAATTACATTAAAGAACTAAAAAATCAATCTAATGGAAAAATTTCACATAGTTTACAAACCGTCTGAGGATCATTCAGGTATGCCTTCTGGTTTAACACTAGAAGCATTTAATGAATATGAAGCAATCAATCAATTTAGAATGCTTCATCCAGATGGATTCTTTATACTTATGTATAGAGTTGATGATAAAACCGGGGGTTTAAAAACATACTAATGCAGCCAAAACTTAAAATATGTGCTGAATGCGGTGATCTGTCTCTCATCTACAAAACTGTAGGTAGGGACAGATATTGCAAACCATGTGCTATGTTTTTATTTCCACCAAAACCGGTGAATAAAGTAAGTAAGAAAAAGAAACAAGAAGATAAGGAGTACTCCAGATTGAGAAACATCTTTCTGGAGTCTAATCCTTATTGTGAAGCTAAGCTTCCTGGATGTGCTGGTCATGCAAGTGAGGTGCACCATAAAGCTGGCCGTGGCTTATCTTATTTAGAAATATCAACATGGATTGGTTTATGCAGATCATGCCATAGTTGGATTGAACTTCACCCTATTGAAGCTAAAGAATTAGGATTTTCTGTATCAAGATTAAATAATGAAGAATGACACCAGTGATAGAAAAAGTTACTAGAAAGTCTATGATTATTAGACCTTCTGGTAGAAGTACAGATTATATATCTCCAAGTTTTGGACACGGGTGCCTTTTTGATTGCAAATATTGCTATATGAAAAGACACAAACCTGAAGGATTAACAATTGCTACAAATCATGGGCAAATACTATCAGAAATAAATGCTCATGCATGGTTTGCTGATGTAGAAAAGCCAAATCAAACACATGAAAGCTTTATAACTTATGATATATCATGTAATGAAGACTTTGCTTTACATGCAAAATACCATAACTGGAAAGAAATATTTGATTTCTTTAAAAACCATGACAAAGCTATGGGATCATTTGCTACTAAATATGTTAATACTGATCTTCTTGACTACAATCCTAATGGTAAAGTAAGAATAAGATTTAGTCTTATGCCTACAGAATATTCTTGTTATTTAGAACCTGAAACTTCCTCTATAAGTCATAGAGTATCAAGTATTAACCAGTTTATAAATGCCGGTTATGATGTACATGTAAACTTTTCTCCTGTGATAGTTCAAGACGGCTGGTTAGAACAGTATGAGTTATTATTTAGAATGTTAAATATAGGAGTTGATCCTAAACATAAAGACAGGGTTAAAGCAGAGGTCATATTTCTTACACATAATAAAGATAAGCATAAAAGTAATTTAGAAAAAGGTGTAGTTAGTGTAGAAAGTGAAAACCTATTGTGGAAACCTGAAATACAGGAATCTAAAATTTCACAATTTGGTGGACACAATATAAGATATAAGCATGATTTAAAGGCTGGCTATATTCAAGAATGGACAGAACTACATGATAAAATAATTCCTTGGAACACTATAAGATATATTTTCTAATGACAGTAATACATGAAATACAACAAGTGTTGTGGGTGGAAACACCATTAGGTGATGGTCAAGCATTATTTCTTATAGACTATGGTCCACATGAAAACACTATATGGATTGTGGCTCTTGAGAAAACTGGTGAAATAAAACACTTTAACAGTAATCAGGTAAAACTGTGCTTTAATAATACATTTGATTTAAACATTAAAAAACAGTAAAATGACCATAATAATTATACCTATAATAGCAGTGATTGCCACAATAATTTCTTACTTTTGGGTGAGAGCAATTGATAGATCTATAGAATATTATAAAGAACATCCTTATGAAAATCCAGCTGAAGGTTGGCTTGATTGGCATGATGAGGATAAAAATAAATAAACCATGACTCAACAAACAGCATTAGAATATTTATTTGAACAACTGTGGGAAACTCCTAAGGATAAGTTTACTTGGAATGCTATATTAGAGAAAGCTAAAGAAAAAGAAAAACAAATCATTAGAGATAATATGCATGGTTATAATGCAGCACAGAAACTATTGAAAAACCAATCAAATGAATAATATGAAAAAGCTATTTCTATTTATTACAGCTACAATGTTAATGTCTAGCTGTTATCATGATTCACTCAATAACACCACCACATCAAATGGTGTTAGATTGGAGTTTATGTTTGAAAAAGATAGTGTTAAAGTTTACAGATTTTATGACGGTGGTTATTATCACTACTTTACAACTAATGGTGAGACTATGACTACACGTAGAAACAGTAATAACACTCATAGAGAAAATATTAACTAAATTAAAGTGTTAAATAATGTCTTTTTCTAAAAATTTTAAAAACCGCTACCGTACAACCCCAAATAACGGTACTGTAAGTATTTATATAGACGGGGAACTTAAGCATGAAAAGTATCATTATGATGCACAAATGAGAAACAACTATTGCAATAAAATATTTTATGATAATATAAGCAAACCTATGGAGTTTATATTTAAAAATGAAGACATAGAAATTTTAATGCATTCTCATACACCTAAAGAAATAAATGAGCAGGCAAGATATCCTACCATGCTTCCTAGTTACACTATAGATGGCATAGAATATTTTGATGCTGATAAATTTTGCAAAATATATGAGCATGGCTATACAGGCCCATCTTCAAATAGTTTACAATCACTAAAATTTTAACCATGGACATAGAAAAATTAGAAAACGGTGGTTACAAAGCTACCGGAGAATTTGTACAAGAATTATATAACCATATGACACAAGGTAATCCAAAGTGTAAATATGCTATTGGAGATGTTATTAAAAAAGTAAGCTTTGATAACGGTGACCAAACTGAAATAGGTACCAAAGGATTGGTTATTGGTAATGCAATAACAGGAGATGAAGAAGAATTTTATCTTGTAGAATTTGAGGATAGAGAGCACCCCACCTTTATTACAAAAGACAAAATAGGATTATTATCAGATGAAACCGTATAATAGAAACAAAAGAGAGCCTAAAGAAAACACACCACTTCCTAATAGAAGAAAGAAAATGTTTGTATTGGAATACATGTGGGATGATGAAGAAATCTACAAAGATGCAATACAAAGAAACAATTTCCTGTTTAGATACAATGAGATGGGTGTCTGGTATCCACAATTTGCAAAATTTATTGATGTTGACCATGTCATTGATATGGTCAAGAAAGATTTAAGAAGCTGGATTATGACAAATCAGATATTCTATCTCAGAATGTATGGTGGTAAAAAATGGCGGGTTAAAAACTTAGCAACAGGTGAATACACTTATTTAACAATCACTAATGATGATGTCTATGTCACAGAAGAAAAAGAGGAAAGCAGTAAAGATCAGCCGTGAGAGAATGACACAAATTCTTATTGAAAATGGTTTTACTGAAGAACAGATAAAAGAACATTATAAAAATAAGGATAGACAAGCCACAGCTGATGCTAAGAAAAAGAAAAAACAGAATGAAAAACCTAAAGCTGTAATATACGGTGGTTACAACACTGTACAAAAGTAATAAATATGACTAGAGACCAGATACAAAATGAAGCCTTAGCATTAGCATTACAGAATAAAAAATGTGGTATAGCATTAAGTATGGGGGTCGGAAAGACATATCTCGGACTACAATATATCAAACATTATTATGATGAATGCCCTATAAAAGTGCTAGTTGTAGCTCCAAAAATTACTATTTTAGATAACTGGAAAGAAGAAGCAATCAAGTTTAACCTTGAAGAGATGTTACCATCTATAACTTTTACCACTTATCTATCATTAAACAAACAATCTTATGACTATGATCTAATCATTCTTGATGAGTGTCATAGTTTACTATTTTCACATGATGAATACTTAGCCAACTGTAAATCTAGTAGAATATTAGGTTTAACCGGCACACCGCCTAGATATCAGGTGAGTGAAAAAGGCAAGATGGTATATAAATACTGTCCTATTAAGTATAAATACATCACAGATGATGCCATTGATGATAACATCCTCAATGACTACAGAATTATAGTGCATAAGCTTAAGCTTAATACAGAGAAAACCATCCCTGTAAAAACTACTAACGGAACTTTTAAAGCTTCAGAAGTACAAAACTATAATTATTGGTCTACAAGAGTACAGGATGCACAAACAGCTGCGGCTAAACAAATTGCTTCTGTAATGAGAATGAAAACCATGATGACTTACAAATCCAAAGAGGATTATGCTGCTGAGTTATTTGCAAAAGAAACTGATAAATGTATTATTTTCTGCAATACACAAGACCAAGCAGATGCTATGTGTGAGTATTCATACCATAGTAAAAATCCAGATTCTGAAGATAACCTTCAGATGTTTAAATCTGGAACTATAAATAAACTTAGTTGTGTATTACAATTAAGTGAAGGTGTAAACATACCAAATTTAAAATCTGGAATTATTCTACATGCTTATGGCAATGAAAGAAAAGCCCAGCAAAGAATTGGTAGGATGTTAAGACTAAATCCTGATGAAACTGCTACAATACATATATTGTGCTATCAGGGCACTGTAGATGAGAAATGGGTTAAAGATGCACTCAATGACTTTGATGAATCTAAGATTACATATATCACTGCAGGATCACAACTAATATTTTAATTATTAACAACTAAAAACAAATAACATGGGACGTTATTACAGTGGAGACATTGAAGGCAAATTTTGGTTTGCCGTACAAAGTTCATATGCAGCAGACAGATTTGGTGTTGATGGAGAACCGGCTTACATAAATTATAGATTCAAAGAAGAAAACTTAGATGATGTAAATGAAGAAATAGAAAACATCATAAATGAACTAGGTGATAAAAAAGAAAGACTTGACAAGTTCTTTGAAGAAAAAGACTCATATAGTGACAGTGATCTACAAGCACTTAATGTAACAAAAGATGACCTATCTGATTATGCAGACTTACTTTTGGGTATACAAATCAGAGACTATATAGTAGAAAACGGAGAATGTAATTTTGAAGCAGAATTATAAACTTAAAAACATGAAAAAATTACTATTATTATGCTTATTATTTATAAGCTTTAGTGCAGCTGCACAAACTCATATGACATATTATGCTTATAAGCTATACTATGACTTAACTGCTATAGAAAAGCCGGCTAATTTTCAGGAAATGAAATTAAAAAGTGATGTTATACTTGATGTCTACTCTACAAATGGTAAGATGAACGGTATATACAGAATTAAAATAGCTAATGGTTTTAATGATAGATTTACACTTTCAAACTGTAAACACATATCAGATGGCTGGTTAATATATGAATCTCTAGATGAGAATACAAACACTTATATGTACACTAAAATAAAGCAAGATGAAGATGCAGATAAGTTGTATATTATGCTGCTTTATAAAAATGTATCTTATTGTTATGAAATAAACATAGAATAATGAGACAAGTAACTGCTATCAAAATAGATGTGGTAAAACAAGAAGTTTACCCAGTACAGATCAGTACAAAAAACATAGATGACATCTATAATCAACTAGCTTGTGACATATTCACATGTCCAATGACACTTGATAATAATGACACACTATTTGTAGATGATGAAGGTTTATTTATAGACCCATCAGCATTATTAGGAGCATTTTATATAGATGGATTTCCAAGTCAACCACTATTTGGCCACGGCTTAATAGTAGGTATAGATGATGAAGGAGAAACAGATGAAGTGTTATCCACTGTAGAAGAAATCAAAAAGAAAGTAACTTTCTTAAATGATGAATCTGCAGAATATGAATTACTAAGATTAAGGGATATCCCACCAACATTTTTAAGCTTTTAATGTATGAAACTAAATTATTTTGGAAAACTAAAGAAAGAAAATGGTAAGCTTGTACATGTAAAGGATGCTGATAGAAAAACCTATGAAGCTTTTATTAACATGATACCCGAAGGAACTGTTGTAGAATTCTTTGCAGAAGTACAAAATGATAATGGTTCTTTAGCCCAGCTTGCTAAAATTCATGCAATGGTTAGAGCATTAGCTAATCACACAGGGCATACATTTGAAGAAATGAAACTACTCATAAAGAATGAAGCCGGTATGTGTTATACCGGCTTTAATCCTGATGGTTCAGAAACTGTTATCTGCAAATCTTTTGGAGATTGTTCTTCAGAAGAACTAAATCTTGTTATTAAGACTGCTGAGCTTCTGGGTCAACGGGTAAACTTTCTAGTAGGCTAGAATCTACACTTTTGTGTTCCACTAAGCCAAGTTTTTCACCCTCTTCATACACTGTTTTAATCAATGTTTGAATGGTGATTAAACCAATCATCCATGGTTCAAGTTCTTTTTTCTCATCTATGAGCTTTTGAACATGTTCCATGTCTTGTTCTGTTTTACCTTCAGCCAAGGCTGCCATGGTAATACCTAGTTGTTGTACAAAACCCGTACCAATATTAACTGGCACAATTGCATCTTTTTTAAGATGTGGGATTAACTCTTGATCAGCTGATTGAGTGTTGTTTTCTTGCATAAAATAATTATTTACTACAAAGATATGGAAAATATACAAACAACAGACAAAAATGCAAAAGAAATTGTTGATTTTGCCAAACAAAACCTTATAGAGAAACTCAAAGCTTCTGGATGGGCTGATTTCTTAAAAACTTTCTTACACTCATCAAACTTTGATGATATTATATATAAACTTTGGGATGCCAAGAATCAGGGCCAAAGGTTCACTCCACAGCTAAAAGATGTATTTAGAGCATTTGAAGTATGCCCTATAAACTCTGTAAAAGTAATTATTGTGGGTCAGGATCCTTATCCAACTCTTGGTGTTGCCGATGGGATAGCTTTTTCCTGCAGCAAAACTGAAAAGGTTCAGCCTAGCTTGCAGTATATATTTGATGCTATCAAAAAGACAGTATATAACGGAGCTGATGTAGAATTAGACAAAAACCTAATAAATTGGTCTAACCAAGGGGTATTGTTATTAAACTCAGCTTTTACGTGCCAGATAGGCAAACCAGGAACACATTATGAAATATGGAAAGAATTCATGGCATTTGCTATTGATATGATGAGCTATGGCTTGGAAAAGACTGTATGGGTGTTTATGGGTAAGAAGTCACAAGAATTAAGTGAATTAGTAGATGAAGACAAGCACATTATTATTAATACATCACATCCGGCCTCAGCTGTTTATACAGGTAAGAAAGAATGGGACTGCAATGATGTATTTAATAAAGTGAATGAAGCTTTATTAGAAATGAGTGTACCACCTATAAAATGGTAATTCAATTCACTCCAACTTTAGAAAAAAATCAGATATGAAACAATTTATAGATAAAACAAAACATTACCCTGGAGGTACAAAATTTGTATATGTTGGATCTAACCTTAGTGAGCAGACAATGAGAGATGAAATGTATCCTCTATTAGAAAAAGGTAGACATTATACATTGTATTTTGATAAACAAGCTAATCATGATTGGATATGTTTAATAGGTATACTTCAAGAACATGATCATGAAGAATCTTGTAGATTATCATTAGATAACTATTCATTTATGGAAATAGAAGAAAATGACTATGACATAGTTAAAGAGAACCCAGAAAGAATGAAAGAGTTTGCAAAAACTGCTCTACAGTATATACTTAATAATCCTAGAATTTATTATGCTATAAAAACTAATATGGAGTATTTAGCAAAAGAAAAAGAATTTAATGAACATTTAGAAGAAAAAAATTTAAACCAATAAATATGAAAACGGTAGATTTACAATTATCTAGTCTCTTAGAAGATTTAGGAAATGGCCTTACATGGCTTAAAAAGGAAGATGTAGGATATGGTAGTATCCAAGAAAAGTATAATGCTTCTGATGTACAGATGAAAATTATCAGAAAACATCCTAAGTTACAGAACGTTGAGCCTACTATTGTAGTGTTTAATATTATAGATGATACTGAGCAAACAGCTACAGTTAAAAAAACTAAAAAAGTGGATGATGTAATTTCAGAACCTATTCCTGTTATAACACTTGAACCTAATGGTACAACTCATAAAGTTGATACATTTGAAAGTGATACACTACAAAATGATATGTCAGCTTTTGCAAATTTATAGTATATGCAAAGACACACACATAAGTTTAATGTAGGTGATAAAGTAAGGATTATAAAATATGGATCAGGATGTCATTCTACCACTGTAGGTGAAATAGTCACTATTGCAGAATTAGGAAGATATGACAATGAAAAAACTAAACTTGGTTACAGAATAGAAGAAACACATCTAAGAACTAACTCTTGGGTAACATTTGAAAACAGTCATCATAATCGTATGATTGGTGAAAGTTCATTTGAATTATATAAAACCCCTGATCAAATATTACAGGAAAAGATAGAATCAGAAATAGAATCAGAATTAATAAAAAATAGAAACAGTATAAACTTAAAAAAAAGTAACATCATGTCAACTAAAGTAAAAAACTTAAATAAGTCTAAAGTAGCTGAAGAACGTCAAATTGAAACTTCTTTGATTAACAAAGAAGAGATCTTTAAAATGCTAGCATTAGCAGAATCTATAAAATTACCAATATTACTGGTAGGTGTACCGGGTACTGGTAAAACAAAAACTGTTGTTGATTATGCAAAAGCATATTTAAACAAAGATGGTAAAATGACTGTTGCAGACTTTATGCAAAAATTATATATCTTAGAAACTGATGAGGGCACCAAGTCTTCAGAGGTTAAGGGTATGCCAGATTTAGAGAAATTATTTGTGGATAACAAATATGAAATCATGGCTCCTATTGCTTCATCTGACATTGTAGTTATCAATGAGGTGGATAAAGCAAGCTCTAATGTACGTAACTCCTTATTAGGTGTTATGAATGAGAAGTTCTTATTTAATGGTAAAAGCAAAATACCATGTAACTGGCAGTTGTTTGTAGCAACTTGTAATGAAATCCCTAAAGAAGAAGAGAACTCTCCATTCTGGGACAGATTTATGTTAAAAGTAAATGTTAGCCGTATCTCTGCTGGAGAAATGACTAAATATTATGCAAACGGTGCTAAGAACTATTCTGAGAAATTTGTTATTGGTGTTCCAAGCCAAGCAGAAATTGATGCATTAGACATCCCATCTAGCAAACTTGAAAAATTCTTAGAAGTAGGTTATAATAAACTATCTGATAGAACTTTAACTTTTGTACCTAACATGGCAAAAGCTGTTTCTTATATCTGGAATATCAGTATTGACAAAGCTTTAGTAAAGGTAGCAAGTATTATGATCAATAACTCTGCCGGTTCTGAATTGCAAAACAAACTTTATTCTCCTGAGGTTAAAGCTTTGATGAGCAAAATTGAGCAGTTGAATACTATCAACACTGCAGAAGAAATGGACAGAAGACTTGTAGAAATTGAAGGCTTGATAGCTGGATATGCATCTCAAGGCCGTCTTGATGAATCTCAAGTGGCTGAGTTAGAAGCTTCTGTACACTATATCATTGATGCTTCTCCAATTAAGCAACGTGGTCAAGATATTGAAGATATCTTATCAGAAACATTTTCTCAACAAGAAGAAGAGATGTTAGCAGAATCACCAGACATGAGTCCAGCTGATGCTGCTGTTTCATCACCATTTTAATTAACCAAACAGGGAGTGTGTAAAAGCATTCCCTGTTTAAATTTTATAGTATATGAGAATGTCTAAATCTACGGCTAGAAGATATACAAATATGAGCACAATATTTGAAAAAGTAAAAATGGGTGAGATTAGTTCTACACCTCAAAGAAGACTTTTTACAAATCTTGATTATAAAAAGAAAGCAGAATTGATTAAACCCTATCTTCATCCTATTGATGACTTTGGTTTAAAGAGAACTTTAGATAGAACATATGGATCAGGAAACAATAATAATAACAATGAACAAATGGCAGTTATTTTAAATGCTATAAGTTCAGGTGTATTAACCAAAAAAGATGGTAAAGATGCATATACATTTTTACATAAAATGAGGGAAATTTATACTAAACTTCCTAGAGAAATATTTGCAGATATCTATAACCAGTATTATTCTAACATCAAGAATCTTAAGTATGAAGACCGTAATAATTCTAATAAAAATAGATTTAGAATGGTTGACAAAGCTAATGATCCTGTTACCAAGATTATAACTTCCGGCAGCAACATCAAAAGTTTGGTATTTACCAAAAGTATGATTGAATATTTATTAACCATGCTTGTTAAAATGGAAGATGAAGATCCTGAAGAATTCCAAAAATTTATGAACAACCTTAAAGGTAATGGTCAAGGAGAACAAAAAGCACAAAGTAATAGTGATCAACAAGGTGAAGGTGAAGGTGAAGAAGAAGGTAGTCCTGATGAGCCAAGTTCTAGTAAAGATGCTGGTCAAAAATCTGGTAAAGGTGATACGAGTAAAGGTAGCTATAGTGAACAACTTGAGAAAATTCTTAAAAGATTTACTGAAGAACCAGATAATAAAACTCAACAATTCTTTGATAAGCAAATGGACCGTGCAAAAGAAACTGTAGATGCATTGGAAAAAGGTCTTTCTGAAGAAGATCTTAAAAAAATGTGGTCTGATCTTACAAAAGGTAATTTAACTGATGTGGATAAAGTTACAACAAGACTTAATCCAGAAAGTGCTAAAAACTTGAGAGATGAGCTAGCAAAGATCAGAATGAATATGTCAGGCTTAAAAAGCACTATCAAAAACCTTCTTGATAAAAGTATAGCATTCTTTTCTGCAAAAGAAAAAGTTACATTTGATCAGTTCCTTGATAATCCTATGATTGATGAGATACAAGAATATATGTATTTACATCCTAAACTTAGAAATGTCTGTGTTGATGACCTATTAGTCAAAGAGATAGAAAGAAAAGGCAAGATTGATGTTTATGTAGATGTATCAGGTTCTATGGGATCTAGTGCAGAAATTAAAGGTTTATCTAGAAGTGAACGTATATCAAGACTTACATTTGCTAAAAGTTTAGTTCTTAAACTTAAAGAAATGGATATGCTTAATGATGTTTATTCATTCCAAAATAGAGTTTCAAAAGAAGGGAACACTGTTTCTGATATTGTATTTATTGACGGTAATGGTGGCACATGCCTAAACAACGTTGTAAAAAAGATTGAAGAAAATGGAACAAATGCTTTAATCATCACTGATGCTGAAGACCGTTGTCAGATGTATTCTGAGAAAGCATTTTTTATTGGTGTGGCAGGTTCTGATTTCAGATCTTTTGAAGACAATGTTGTTGCACAATATTCTAGAAGAAATCAAATTGTTGTCTTTGATGGCAACAGAATAATGAAAGTTGACAGTAAAGGATGTACTGTATAATAAAAGGGGAGTGTAATGCTCCCCAATTATTTTGAATATTTTAATATCATGTTTTCAACGTGATCTATAAGCCAGGTTTCAGGATGTGGTAAGTGTTTTAAAAAGTCATACTCATAACTGTATGCAAAAAACTCCTCCCTTTCTAAAACCATTTCAGTTTCTGGATATCTATAGTAAAGATGTAAAGATTCATGAACTATTACACATGCAATATCATTGATGCATGCTTTATTCATTTCTGTGGTGGGAATTAAAATAGTCCTAGGTTGCTCTATAGTGGCAAAACTACCCAGCCAGTAACTAATTTTTGTACAGTTAGCTTTTATAAAGTTATACTTAGTGGAGTCATACTTCTTTATGACAGCCAATGCTTTTTCAACGGTAGCTTTCCATCCGTCTCCAATGTCATCAATCTTCTGTGCAGAACAATTAATTGATATTAACAAACATATTATACTAAGGTATCTTTTCAACAGCATACTTTATTGCTTTTTTCAAGCATGAAGATACGGTCATTTTTTCAAATGGCAAAGAACC